GGAATTGTCGTACGACAATCCAAACATTCAACAGTTTAGCGTTCAGTTCGTCTATAATTGGTACGAAACGAACCTAACAAACGCATAATTCCCCAACCTAACTAGAGTATGGAATTATTTGGTTTTACGATTGGCAAGAAGAAACCCCTCCCGTCAGCAATTAAGGCTGTAGTAAGCCCGCCTGCTGACGATGGCGCAACAATGTTCGGCTCCGATGGAGCCGCATATTATTCACAGGTTCTCGACTTAGAAGCGACGATTAAAAACGAGAACGACCTTATCCGTCGTTACCGTGAAGCCGCAGCTTATCCTGATTGCGATTCAGCAATCGAAGACATTATTAACGAAGCAATCTCCGCTGAAGATGGTCAGAAGTCCGTAGACATCGATCTTGATGATCTAAAGATGTCAGATGCCATCAAGAAGAAGATTCATGCTGAGTTTGAAGAAATCATCCGCCTTTACAAGTTCGAAGAGAACGGCCACGATATCTTCCGCAACTGGTATATTGACGGACGTCTCTACTACCACATCCTATTAGACCCTGACAAGCCAAAGGACGGCATTGTTGATCTTATCAAGATTGACCCACGCAAGATCCGTTTTGTCAAGGACGTCAAAAAGAAGAAGTCTCCAACAGGTGTTGACATTGTTGTCTCCGTTGACGAGTACTATCTTTACAATGACAAGGGTCTGTCCGAAAAGACCACCCAAGGCATTAAGCTATCTAAAGACTCAGTTATCTACGCACCTTCAGGTTTAGTAGATGGGTCCACCGGCACAGTTATCAGCTATCTACACAAGGCTGTTAAGACTGTTAATCAGCTGAAGATGATCGAGGACAGCCTCGTTATCTATCGTCTGAGCCGCGCTCCTGAACGCCGCATTTTCTATATTGACGTTGGTAACCTTCCTAAGCTGAAGGCCGAACAATACGTTCAAGACATTATGAACAAGTATCGTAACAAGATTGTTTACGATGCAACGACGGGTGAAGTACGAGACGATCGTAAGCACATGTCCATGATGGAAGACTTTTGGATGCCACGTCGTGAAGGCGGTAAGGGAACTGAAATTACAACCCTGGCTGGTGGTCAAAACCTCCAGAACCTTGAAGACGTTGAACACTTCCAGAACAAGCTGTATTCAAGCCTGAACGTTCCTCTGGGACGCCTTGTGCCTTCCACTGGTTTCTCGATGGGTAAGTCAAGCGAAATCTCGCGTGACGAAATCAAGTTCAGCAAGTTCGTTAGTCGTCTACGCAAGAAGTTCGTTAAGCTATTCACCGAAGCCCTGCGCGTTCAACTGATCGCCAAGGGAATTATGACGTCGGAAGACTGGGACGCTAATAAGCAGTTCTTCAAGTTCGACTTTATTCGCGATAACCACTTTGCTGAGCTTAAGGAAGCAGAAATTCTTCAGGCTCGCCTAATGACTCTGCAACTGATTGACCCATACGTTGGTCGCTACTATGACGTCAACTTCGTTAAGAAGAATGTCCTAATGCAAACCGATGAGGAAATCGAAGCACTGGCTAAGGGTATGGCTAAGGATAACGAAAACCAAGACCCGGCGCTGCAACCATCACCTCTTGAGCAAGCTCAAATGGGAATGCAAATGCAGATGGACCAAGAAGCCGCTGAGCATCAACAAGGTATCGACCAAGAGAATGCTGAGCATGGTTCCGACTTAAAGAAGGATGAGATCAAGGCCAATAATGCTTCTAAGCCAAAGCCTAAATCTACTAAATAACCTGAAGGATTATTATGCCAACCCTAGACCTAATCTACGCAGCTGCAACGCAGGACTCACAAGGCACTGAACAAGTGTTCAACGACCTTATGAAGGAACGCATCTCTGCTATCATCCAAGACAAGCGCGAACAACTAGCCAAGAGCCTGTTTAACTCAGCGCCAGAAACTCCAGAGGCAGAATAATGGCAAAGCGCATCATTTACGTCCGCAACAACGAAGCGCTTATCAAGATCGAAGGCGTTGCGGGAACCCAAACCATTTCTCTGGCAACAGATTTACTTGGTGCTAACGAAGTTCTGAATGGTCAAACCCCAACTGTTAATTTCGCTGGCATGGTTTGGACATCAGGCCCAACTGGCTTTGCCACGATTGTTCGTAACGGTGTGACTATTGCTTCTGCGATTGGCTGCGGTTCTCTGAGCCCAAACAATGGTTTCCAATTTGACAATGGTGGAAACACCAATGATATCGTTGTAACCACGACTGGTGCTGACGATATGCAGATTTGGATTAAGCTACACAAGATCGCTGGATATCAAACCAAGATTCAACCAGAACAATACGGATCATACGACAATCCGAACTCAGCGACAAGCTAAGGAATAACATGAAACTGTTCACAGAACTCAACGAAGACGTTCAAATCATCGTCGAAGAAAAAGAAGGCAAGAAGCAGTACTTCATCGAAGGTTATTTCCTGCAAGCTGTCGATCCAAACCGTAATAAGCGTTCGTATCCTCTAGACATCATGGAACGCGAAGTTGCGCGTTACAAGGCAGAGTACATTGATAAGAACCGCGCCTTTGGCGAACTAGGACATCCAGAAGGGCCAACGGTTAATCTCGACCGCGCCTCGCACATGATTAAATCCCTCACTCAAGAAGGTAATTACTTCCTGGGTAAGGCCAAGATTCTGGATACCCCAATGGGTCGTATCGTAAAGAACCTTCTAGACGAAGGAGCTAGCCTCGGTGTTAGTTCCCGTGGTATGGGTTCTCTAGTTGAACAAAATGGTATCAAGATTGTTCAACAAGACTTTATTCTCGCAACTGCCGCCGACATCGTATCTGATCCATCAAGCCAAAAGGCATGGGTCCAAGGTATCATGGAAAACAAGGAATGGGCATTTAACGCGAACACAGGAACTTGGATGGTAGCGGAAGCTATTCAACAAGAAATCAAGCGTCTACCTGCAAAGGTTGTTGCTGAAAATCAAGCCGCATATTTCGAACGTCTTCTAAAGAGCGTCAAGTAAGCGAAATCAGAAATTCTACAGATACTAAATAAATTCTGTAGGACATCTAATAACACATTAGGAGTAATGAATGTCGATTGAAAAGACAATCCGCGATCTAGTAAAAGAATCGCAGGAGAATATCGCGGAAAAGGTAGGCGCTGATAAGGTCGGTGACGGCCCAAAGACCGCACCTGGAAACAACGACGGCGTAGATGAGCCTCACGTTAAGGTTAACAACACTAACCAATCGGTTATTGCTAAGAGCAATCTGAAGCAAGGTAATCCTGATGCGAAGAGTGATGCTACCGCCCCTGAAAAGAAGTTCCCATCTCACTTCTCAGCTCCGGGTCAAACCCGTGAAGAACTGGAAGTTGACGTTTCTGCTGACGTAGAAGCGCTGATGAATGGTGAAGACCTATCAGAAGAATTTAAGACGAAGGCAACTACGATTTTCGAAGCTGCAGTCGTTAGCCGTGTAAAGACAGAAGTTGCTAAGCTGGAAGAAGCTTTTGAGCAACTTCTGCAAGAACAGTTTGAAGAAGCTGCCGAGGGACTTGTTGAACAAGTTGATGGATATCTCGCACTAGTTGCTGAGAAGTGGTTGAAAGATAATGCACTTGCCCTTGAGTCTGGTCTGAAGACAGAAATCACCGAAGGATTCATTAGTGGACTGAAGACGTTGTTCCAAGAGAACTACATTGACGTTCCTGAAGAAAAGTTCGATGTGCTGGCTGCCCTAGAAGAAGAAGTGTCTACTCTGACCGCTAAGTTGGATGAATCGGTTGCTGAAACCGTAACCCTTACTCGTACTCTTTCAGAAATGAAGAAGTCGGAAATGGTTGCTGAAGCTGCTGCTGGTCTGACCGACGTAGAAGTCGAAAAGTTCACTACCCTGGCCGATGAGCTGGTTTTTGAAAGTGCAGAAGCGTTCGCTTCAAAGCTACAGACAATCCGTGAAAGCTACTTCGCTAAGAAGTCTGGTGGTAAGACGATCGTTGAGTCGGTTGTTACAAATGCCCCAGTGGACCTAACTGAAGAAAACGTACCGACAGGTCGTATGGCTCAGTATGCCCAAGCACTTGAGCGTTTCAACAAGTAAGAATTAATTTTTAACAGAAAGAGGACAATAATGATTGACCGTGCATCTCTGGTTAAGAAGTGGTCTGCCATCCTTGAGCACACTTCGCAACCTAACATCGCTGATAGCTACCGCAAGGGCGTTACAGCGGTTCTCCTAGAAAACACTGAACGCGAACTGAACAGCGCGGCTCAAGCCTATGGTACCCTGAACGAAGCTGCTCCAGCTAACTCGGTCGGTTCGTATCCTGACACAGGTGGTGTTGCTAAGTTCGACCCAGTTCTGATTAGCCTGGTTCGCCGTGCTATGCCACAAATGATCGCTTACGACATCTGCGGTGTTCAGGCAATGACCCAGCCAACTGGCCTGATCTTCGCAATGAAGAGCAAGTACTCGACACAAGGCGGTACTGAAGCTCTGTTCAACGAAGCTGACACTGGTTTCTCCGCTGGCCAAGCACTTGCTGCTGGTCAAGCCGGTACTAACCCAGCCGTCCTTCCAGGCGGTACTTACACTCGTGCAACTGGCGTTTCGACAGCTGCGGGTGAAGACTTCGGTGGAGCTACTACTCTGAACCAAATGGCGTTCAGCATCGAAAAGACATCGGTAACTGCTGTTACTCGTGCTCTGAAGGCTGAATACTCGATCGAACTGGCACAAGACATGAAGTCTATTCATGGTCTTGACGCTGAAGCCGAACTGAGCAACATTCTGTCCAGCGAAATTCTGGCTGAAATTAACCGCGAAGTTATTCGTAACGTTTACATCACGGCTCGCCCTGGTGCTATCGCTGGTACTACTGCTACGGCTGGTACTTTCGACCTGGACGTTGACGCTAACGGTCGTTGGTCGGTTGAAAAGTTCAAGGGACTGATGTTCCAAATCGAACGCGAAGCAAACGTAATTGCACAACAAACCCGTCGTGGTCGCGGTAACTTCATCATCTGCTCGTCAGATGTTGCTTCCGCTCTGGCTATGGCTGGTATCCTGGACGTTCAGCCAGCTCTTGCAGCTGCTAACGCTGGTATGCACATCGATGAAGCTACTTCTACTTTCGCCGGTATCCTGAACGGCAAGTACAAGGTGTACATCGATCCATTCTCGGCTAACGGTGGTGCAAATCCACAGTACTTCATCGCTGGTTACAAGGGTACCTCGCCTTTCGACGCTGGTATGTTCTACTGCCCATACGTTCCGCTGCAACTGATGCGCGCTGTCGATCCTTCGACGTTCCAACCAAAGATCGCGTTCAAGACCCGCTACGGCATGGTTTCGAACCCGTTCGTTACGCTGGACAACGGTGGAACTAACATGGCTGCTGGTACGTCGCAAACGACCGGTAACATGTACTACCGTCGTGTTATTGTTAACAACATCATGTAATGTTGAATCGGGGCTTGCGGGTCCCGATATTAAACCGGCGCTAAGACCGGTGTTTTCTAAGGGCTACTTCGGTAGCCCTTTTTTATGCTCGTCGTCTATGACAGATGCACGTCCAACACTTACATTTGAGGCAGATGTAATCGCTCATTTGAAATTCAGGAGCTTTAAGGTCCAGGCGACTGGTGGCTCCATTCCTTTCTTGTCATATCGCCGATCCATTTCGGCGCAAGCCTTTAGACGAGCTTCTTGGATAGTGTTTGCGTGCACTGTAACGGTTGCCTGCTTCCAACACGCATAGGAGAATTGCCAGCGTTTCATCACATGTCCAATGCACTGTACACGGTAGCCACTATAAGTGCAAAAGCGCATCCACCCAAACATATAAAGATGAGTGCTGGAAATATCATCGACAGCATGATTATTAGAACGAGTGCTACGATCAGTCCACCAGTAATCGCTACGGATATCAATAGACGTTGCATATCCATCACTTCACCCCATGCTTCTTGGCCTTACGAGCCTGTTCAACCACCCAAAGAACACCAAGGACTGGTGCAGCAAGTGCCCAATCCCACCATTTACTGTTCGTGTTGCCCTTTTCACCGAGGCTTCGGTACAACCACCAAATACTGGCGACGAACCAGACGAACACCAACAGAACAATTGTAGCAATGATCATATGCTCAATAGAATTGCGAAAATTAACAAGAACAAGATGACGAAGAAAGTCATACATCAACCTTTTGTGTTGCAGTTAGATACCAATCACGAGCTGCCTTGCTGAGAGGACCGGTCAGGTCTTTCCATACAAAACCACTCGCCACGAACGTCTCAGTTTCTTCCTTGAGAATATCGTTCATCACCAGCTTTAGGAAGTTACCAGTGTTCTTTGCGTCAACTTCCAGACCTTGCTGCTTCAGCATATCAAGCATCTTTTCGAGACGATGATCTGTCAGGACATTCGACACGAACTCACGAATAGAAGCGATCTTTTCAACGTCAACAGCAACGATAGTCTTCACCTTCGTATCGCTGTGCTTTTCGCCCTTCGACTTGAAACGAACGTTCGGGTGCAGATCAGACTTCCAAACTACACCTTCACCAACGCCTTCAACTCCGAAGAACTTACCAACAGGGCATTCACGTTCGACTTCCATCGTAATGTCGATCAGCTTCTGGACTGATTCTTCAGGACGAGAAAAGTCGATTTCCATCTGGAACGTCTTGAAATATTCGGAGCAATGGAAGTTGATGTCCGCAAGAACGTCGTCATATGGCGAATACAGATTCAGCAAATCGGTTGAACGAACATAACGATTTGCCGAGTCATTGCCATTCTCGACATCTTCTGCAGTTTCATTAACGACCTTAACGTCGAACAGAGTGAAGAACTTTGACAAGCCATTTAGGGCAACGCCCTTCTGAATATTCCCGCCTGCCCACTCACCGAACGCAACCTTGATTTGTTCACCACCAAGATATTTCTGAACCCATTCCATGAATACGGTGAGCAGCGCCTTATTCTTCTCGACGTAAGCCGCGAACCCTGCGTTGTCCTTTTCCACCGTAAGGATGTTGGATCGAGACTGTGCCCACAGTTCCTTGGTGGTTGGGTCGTACGCGATACCAGCATTCGTGCCATGGAGCTTGATGGTTCCTCGGAACAGCATCTTGCCACGCGGCAGCTGGTTATGATCGAACCACTGGGTGCAAGTCCTGACAGTATCACGGAACTGCCCGATCGAGCCATAGCTAATAAATTTTGTCATAGGGCTTTAGTCTACCTGAAGTCAAGGAGCAAAGCAATAAACGCCAGCCAGTTGCTCTTTGGTCCAACAACTAGTTACCCTACGCAGTTGCCTTTTAAGCAAGAAAGAGCTGGCGTGAGGCCTCGCTAAGTCACTGTCACGCTTAAAGATATTTGAGTGACTTTTAAGCAAAAATGGCAAACACTCCTTACTAAATACCAGATGCCTCAAACACTTTCATGCCCTGTACCGGACACTCTTGATCCGCTCACAGCTAACGGTTTCCAGCTAACGATTGCAAAACTTCCAGGCGTTTCGTTCTTCTGTCAAGAGGCGAATATTCCTGCGGTGTCTCTGCAACCACTTGGATTCGCAAACCCTCTGGTCAAAATTCACCAGCCTTCAAACCAGCTAAACTATGGTCCGCTAGTTGTTTCCTTCATGGTAGATGCCAAGATGGACAACTACGCAGCTATGCTTGGGTGGATGGAAGGTCTCGGCTTCCCTTTGACGTACCAACAATACACGGACTTTCGTGCATCTCAATCAGGTTTACCTGGTGGCGGTTCGGACTTCTCGGCTGGCACTCTGATCGTTCTAGGTCCGAATAACCGTGAAGTTCGTCGTATCGATTTTACCGATCTTATTCCGACGTCCATCAATACCATCAACTTCTCGACCAAGCTGACAGACGTCCAATACGTCGTGTGCCAGGCCTCTTTCACTTATGACTATTTTGTTCTCGTATAACTACGAGTATGAAGCTAGATGATCTAAAGAATGAATGGGAGCAGGACTGCGAAATCAATCCCCTCCACCTTGACGATGAATCTTTGAAGACAGTCAAGTTACACGCAAAATATGTTCGCCTATTGATAGATGCTCGAATGCGTAAGTCGGCACTCAATATGGAATACAACAATATGCGTCAGCTTCGCTTCCGTTACTACCGAGGCGAACTGACCAAGGAAGAACTGGCACAACACAGCTGGGAACAATACCAAGGTGTTAAGCCAATTAAAAATGTCATGGATGAGCTGCTTGAAGGCGACGGCAATCTGACGAAAATAGCAATCAAAATTGAATACATGGAAACCATGGTTTACTTTTTAGAGTCGATCATGAATGGTATCAAGTCGCGAGGCTGGGATATCAAGAATGCAATTGAATACAAGAAGTTCTTGGCAGGTAGCTAATGAACGAAGACCTTATACATCGTCTGCGTAAACGAGCAGAAATACGACTACAAATTACAGACCGGAAGTCGGTTCAGGAAGGTAAGCCAGACCGCATTGCGGAACTGCTTATCGAAGCTGCTGATGCGCTTCAGAAATACAATAGAAAAGATTGCAACGACCCAGAATGCAGCCCATACGGATGCATTTGCTACACACGATGAAAATTTACATTGATAAGTATCCTGTGACTGAAATAGGATACAAAGACAATTCAATAATTGATACCGGAATGTATTTCGCTCCATACATACCTGGCCAAAATAATACTTGCACTCCGTCTAAACCAACTACACAATTCCAGCATGATCTGATGAAGAGCCTGCGCGAATGTCCAAAGATAAATTATGTCAATTCTGAAAGTCGAAAAGCGGGACGAAAGTAACCTGCTAGTTTGGGGCGACGCCGACATCGAATATGCCCTCGAGGATTACTTCTCGTTCTTCGTGGACGGATACAAATTCATGCCAAAGTTTCGTGCTAAGCTGTGGGACGGCAAAGCACGAATGTATTCTGTCATCCGCAAGACGCTTCCAGCAGGACTCTATGGTTACCTCAAACACTTCTGCGCCGAACGCGACGTTGAACTTCAAGTTGTGGGGCCAAGCCCAGAACCGATTGCTAGCGTCACACCGGAAGTCCTACAGGACTATGTGGATTCATTGGCACTCCATGCCCGTGGTGTTCCAATCGAAACTTACGATTACCAGCTGGAAGCTGCTCTCATCGCTCTTAATGATAAGCGAAGACTACTCCTATCTCCTACTGCGTCGGGAAAATCCCTAATCATCTATCTGATTATGCGTTGGCTTCTGGATAAGCACCAGCATACCATCCTAATCTTGGTACCAACGACAACGCTGGTAACCCAGCTGCGCTCTGACTTTGCTGACTATTCAACGGCCAATGGCTGGGATGTGGAAGAACACACTCAACCAATCTTCTCTGGCTTCACCAAGACTGTGAATACCTCGGTGGTTGTTTCCACCTGGCAGTCGGTCTACAAGCAACCGCAAGGATGGTTCAATCAATTCGACGCTGTAATTGGTGACGAGGCGCACCTATTTGCGGCAGCAAGTCTTTCGACTTGCATGGCCAAGATGACTGACGTATCCTATCGTATCGGTACGACAGGAACGATCAAAGATGGGAAGGTGAACAAGCTAACGCTTGAAGGACATTTTGGTCCTGTTCACCAAGTCTCGACGACACGCAAGTTAATGGACGCAGGTCGAGTTTCAGAGCTGCGGATTAAAGTCCTCATGCTTGGTTACTCGGCGGAGGACAAGGCGTTTGTTAAGGACCTCGAATACCAGCACGAACTCGACTGGATAGTGCGAAATGGTCAGCGTAACAAAATGATCTGCCAGCTCGCAGCAGCTCAGAAGGGCGTCACGCTCGTTCTTTTCCAGTTTGTGGAAAAACACGGGAAGCCACTGTACGAAGCCTTTAGGCTTAAGTTCCCGAACACGCCAGCGTACCTGATTCACGGAGGCATCAGTACTGATGAGCGTGATCGGATCAAGGCGGCTCTTGCGTTGGAAGAGAATGCTGTGCTCTTTGCTAGTTCTCAGAGCTTCGCTACTGGCCAGAACCTTCCCAAAATCGCCAACATAGTGTTTGCCAGTCCGAGCAAGGGTAAGATCAGAAACCTCCAATCCATAGGTCGCGGTATTCGCCTCCAGGAGGGAAAGAAGTTCTGCCGTCTCTTTGATTTGGCGGACGACCTGAGCTATAAGAAGAAGCCTAACATGACTCTGGTTCATTGTATGGAGCGTATTAAAATTTACAATGCTGAACAGTTCGAGTACGAGATAGTGAACGTTCCGATCAGCAGCTAAGTAGATGATGGACTATCTTGTTGGTAAACTCGTCACTGGTGAAACTATCGTAGCTTTGGCCGGTGACTCTAAGGGAGCTGTGCTTCAGCTCGTGTGCCCGTTTGAGGTGACGAAGGAATCTGTTCAGGAGGGTGATTATGTGGTTGTGAAGTCCATGCTTCGACCGTATTGTCCTTACACCGATGATAAGGTTCTGCTAATGAATCCCGAGCACTTTTTGTATATTGCTCCTCTCAAACCAGATTTGATTGAGGCATATAAGAGCATGGTTGAATCATACGAGGCGTCACCTGACGAACCTACTCGCGTAGATAACTCAGAAGTATTCTACGTAGACCCCGTAGACACTGTCCAGTAACCTTCAATCGTTGCTTCAAACCCCACACCGCTATTATGACACCCTGTAAAGTAGAAGTAAAGCGGTGTTCCATTATTTTACCAAGTATTACCCAAGGCGAGTAAATACTAGCCATTCCGGCTCTTCTAGGGTATAATATCTCTATGAGTGAAGTCGATCCAAACACCCCCACAGATACCTCGAACCACTACGTAGACAACGAGTTGTTCCAACAAGCTATGCTCGAACGACGTATCGCCGTCGACGCAGCCTTAGATGCAGGTCTAGAGAAACCGCAAGTAACCGAATACATTGGAACATGCATCTACCAGATCGCGCGCCACTTATCGTATAAGTCAAACTTTATAGGTTACTCGTTTAAGGACGAGATGATTAGTGACGGTATCGAGAATTGTCTTCGTTATCTTGACAATTACGATCCTTACAAATATTCAAAGCCTTTCGCCTACTTCACTCAGATCAACTACTATGCTTTCGTTCGCCGTATTACACGCGAGAAGAAGCAAAGCGCCATTAAGGCGAAGATGATTACCAGTATGCTTTGGGATAACCAGTTCGACCTCCAGGCTCACGATGAGGATGGCATCTTCACTAACTCGATGATCGAGTTTATGCAACAGAACCAGGATGTTGATACTTCGGTGTTTGATAAGAAGAAACCAAAGAAGGTGAAAAAGAGTAACGAACCATCCCTCGCCGAGTTTGTTGAGGACCCTGTGATTGAGGAATTGATCGACCCAGAGTTTGAAGGGTTGCCGGTTCCCGAAGATTTACTTAATGATGATGACTAATCATAGACATGTTAGAATGCCTGACGGCTCTGTTCGTATCGAAGAACTCCCCGAATATGGATTGGGAAATATCGTGAATACAAAAGACCCCGCAAAAGTTCCAAAGGTTGCTTTCGGATCGGAACACCAAACTGCCCGAACAACACAAGTCATTAGGTCGCCAGATGTAGTTGAATTCCGCAAATGGATCAAGTTTGGCAACACCGCGATTCGTATCGACGAACACATGTATGAAGTTCGTATGACGGTATCCAATGCAAATCGCGAATTGTATCCAACGGATGAAGCCTGGCGTGATTCTATCAAAAAGAACATGGCTCTGGAACTTGCTCAAGAGATCATCGGTGAAATGAGTTTCTTCCGCGAGCACCATGCAACGACGGATACATCTACCATCATTGGTTCTGCAGTGGTGTTTAATCTGAACGAAGTTAAGCTGTATATGGAAAGTACAGTGCCCCTGGATAAATGAAGATTGCAATCTTAGGAGATACACACTTTGGTGCGCGAAATGCTTCGCCGGCTTTCTCGAAGTATATGGGATATTTCTACCAAGATATCTTCTTCCCATACCTTCGGGCGAACGGAATCGTCGATGTTATACAACTTGGCGATCTTTTTGATGTTCGCAAACATATCAATCTGCAGTCGCTGGCTGACGCCAAAGCTCAACTCTTTATTCCGCTCGAAAAAGAAGGCATCCACTTCCGGACCCTATTAGGGAATCATGATATCTACTATCGTGAAAGTCTGAAGATCAATTCCACAGGACAAGTTCTTGGTGAGTTCAACTTCGATTACCACGATAAGCCAATGCAAGTCGTCGGTCCGAATGTTACGATCGACATTATCCCGTGGATATGCAAGGAGAACTACGATGAAGTTAGCGAGTTTATGCGAAAGTCGACTTCTGATCTTTGCCTTGGACATTTTGAGATTGACGGTTTTGCAATGTATCGTGGTATGGCCGCTCACGGTGGTCTTTCTCCATCTGTATTCGAGAAATATGAGAGAGTACTCTCCGGTCACTTCCATACACGATCTGAAAATGGAAACATCACTTATGTGGGAACTCCATACGAACTTACCTGGCAGGATGCGGGAGACCCTCGCGGCTTCCACGTCTTCGACACAGAAACGCGACAGCTGACTTTCATTGAGAATCCTCACAAGATTCACGTCCGCTACGAATACGACGAAG